CGCGGCAGCAGGCCGGACAGGGCACGCTCGATGCGCACCAGCCACGGATCCACGGCATACGTCAGCAGGTCGAGGGAGCGCTGCTCGATGTTGCTGTAGGTGAGCGAGCCGCCCGTCTCGTATCCGAAGATCTCCGCGAAGCCGGGTCCGAAGATCCGGCAGCACTCGGCCGCCGTGAACTGGTTGGTCTCCAGGAACTGGGACTCGTTCGGCGCGATCTGGATCTGCTGGTACTTCCAGCCGCCACCCAGCACGGCAGGCTCACGGCGGCCGTGGATGGCGGCCATAAACCGGTCCTTCGCCGTCTGCGCCTGCTTCCGGTCCAGCTCCTGATCCGTGGTCAGCACCCCGGAAGGGTGGCCCCCCTCCTTGAACCACTGGTAACCGAACTGCAGCGCGGCGATGCCCGTGGCGATCGTGGTGGCCTGCAGGGCGATCGGCGACAGCCCCAGCAGCTGCCCGGGCGCCGGATGCACCCGCCGGTGCCACACCTTGTCGGCGTCGACCTGCTGGCCGTTCATCCACCAGTGCGGAACACCGTCCTGGTCGGGCAGCACGTGCACCAGGTCCGGATGCTGCAGGACAATCTGTGTCGGCGTGCCCCGCCGGCTGTCCATCGCCCCTACGAGGCCGTAGGCGTTGCCGCGGAGCATCGACGAATACGCGTACTGGTACAGCCAGTCCGGCAAACCGTGCCCATCCCCGCCGAGATCAGCCATCCAGGAAGGCAGCGGCTGCGGATCCCGCGGGCGCGGGAAGTAGTCCAGCGGCATCGTCTCGGCGATCGTCGCCACCAGGTTCACGCACGACCAGACCGCGACCTTCTGCAGGGACGCCTCCGTGCGCGACAGGTCCACGCGGGCGTAGCTCGAGCCGGCGCCGCCGGTTTGCGAGTTCGGCGGAATCGGCGGGCTGGGGAACACCGACCCCGCACGCTGCTCACGTCCGAGAAGGAAACTCATCCAGGCCTCCTACGAATCGCGAGACGGTCGGCGACCTGGTCGGCCAGCAGCAACCCCCCGGCGGTCAGGAAGCCCGCAGGCGGCCATGCCAGCCATGCCCCGACGGACACCAGCGCCCAGCCCAGCAGGACCGGGAAAGCACGCCACACGACGCCCACGGCCGCCCCGAGCGGGGCCGCGAGGCGCACCGCCAGCGGTTCCTTGCCGGGCATGAGCACCCCCTTTCACCAGATGTTGTCGAGCGGGTCAGTGTCTTCCTCGACCTCGGCGCCCAGCCCCCACTTGGCGTTCGTCACCGCTACCAGCGGGCTGATGTCCACGGAGACGATGCGCCGGGCCCACGCCCAGGCGTCGCCCAGCGGACGCTTCTGCGCGCCCGCCAGAGCGGCCGTCAGCGGCGCCTGGTCGAGGTGGGAGAGGGTCTGCTCGGTCACTGCGTCGTAGAACTGGCCGCAGGACTGCGCCACTTCGCGCATCTTCGGCTGCACCACCTCGATGCCGAGGCGCTCTTGCAGGTCAGGGATGAGCGATCCGGCAGGGCCGCCCGCGTCGACGACCCAGCACCGCGGCTTCCACTTCTTGTGCAGCTCCTCGGCGCGGTCCAGGATCCAGCCCGTACCGGGCCGGTGGTCGACCACCTCGACGTGCGTTCCGCCCCGCCAGGCCCCGGCCACCGCGATGGCCGCATGTGAGCGCTCGGGCGTCATGTCGATGGCGAACGCCACCGGATCCGAGGGCTGCGACTCTGCGGCCGCCAGCGCCCGCCAGGCGTCCTCACCGATGACCTGCCACGTGTCCTCGGTGTCCGACGGGTAGTCGCCCTCACCGAGCCGCTCACGGGCATAGCCGACCGCGCTCAGCGTTGACCGCTCGTTGGCCACCTTCTCCAGCGTCAGCCGGTACCCCACGGCCGGGTTGGCCTTCAGGACCGTCTCGTCGGAGGCCGCGTCGTCATGCTCGGTACAGCCCTGCCCGCACTCGGCGACATGCAGGTTGGCGGACCACTCGAAGTAGGCCAGCGACGGATCCGGGACGCCGGCCTCGATCGCGGCCAGAGCCCGGCGCCGCAAACGGCCCAGCTGCACGGACAGCGCACCGATGCCCGCCGATCCGAGGTACCAGATCTGCGGGTTCTCCACTGCGGCCATCGTCGGCAGCAGGGCGTCCATCGCTTCGTCTCCGAGGATCATGTCCTCGTCGAGGATGTTGCAGTGGCCGGTGAAGCCGCGGCCGGAGCCTTTCGAGCGGGCGATGAACCGCAGGATCTGACCGGTGTGCAGCTCGATCGATTCCTCACCGACCGTGTACCTGTACGCCTTGACGCGTTTGTGCAGGTCAGGGCACCCACGGATCAGGCGCTCGATCCGCTTGAACGCGTTCTTGGCAGTCTTAAACTCGTGCGCCGAGTGGAGGATCAGTTCCTCGCCGCCGATGAAAAGGCCCCAGAGCTCGCGGGCCTCGATGATCCCGCCCTTGCCGTTTTGGCGCGGGACGTTGACCGCAGCCTCGAAGGCTGCCCATGAGCCGTCGGGCTTCTCGCCCATGCCGATGCGCAGCACGTGCTGCTGCCACGGGTCGAGCGTCAGGCCAGCACGCGCGGCGAGGTCGATGGCCTCCTGGCCCGCGCTCGACACCGACGGCGGCGCGGTCTGGATCGGTGGCTCCTGCCAGCCGTACAGGGGCCCGTCAGCCGCTGGCCTGCTCTCGGGCGGCGGCGCGGCGCTTTGCTCGCTGCTCAGCAATGTCATCGACCGTGTCCCCCTTCTCCCCGACAGGGGCGAGCTTGCGGAGGTCGGACATGATCGAGCGGAGCTCGCGGGCGGCGACCGCCTTCGCGGTCGGGGCGTCCGCGCCGTCGATGGCCTTCGCCAGGTCGAGGGCGACGGCCGCCATGCCGGGCGACGTCTCAGCGGCGTGAAGATCGTCAAGCTCAGCGGTGATCTCATCGGCGACGCTCATGACCGCCCCCACTAATTCACTCGAACCCGGTTCGCGGAAATAGCGCGGTCACGCGGAGTGACGGCCGCTAAAACGGTCGAACCGAGTTCGCGCGGATTGATCTTTCAAAATCGCCGCGCAAAAAAACGGGCGAGAAGGGCGTTTGGGTCGCCCGGGAAGGCCACCAAAAATGGGTGAGGCCTGACGCGCTGATCATGATCACCACACTCGTGACGCCTGCGGCATCGCGCCCCGGGCCTGGCCGCGCCGGGCGTTGTACCACCGGGTGACGACCCGTTCCATCTCGGGCTGTCGCATGGCCTTGACCCTCTGCATGACGATGTCCCTGCCTGGGTCCACGGTCACGATGCGCGCGTCGAGCCTCTTGTACTTCGCTCGCGCCTTCGCGCTGGGCTGTGTGTGGATGACGTACACGTCGACCTTGTCGAGGTGCTGGCACGCCTCGTCGATGGCTGCGTAGCGGGCGCGGTGCACCACCTTGGTCAGCACCTCACCGTGGGCGTGGTGGTCAGCTCCGGGCCCGGCCATGGCCAGCGCCATCAGGTCGAGGTCGATGACGATGTCGTTGGCCTTGGCGTGCGCCTTAATCCAGCTCGACTTGCCTGCGGCCGGCGGGCCGGTGACGACGATCAGCACGGTCAGCTGTACGCGAGGTCGACGACGTATCGGACGCTGTCGCCATCGCTCACGCTCTGGAGTGCCAGCGTGATGCCGTCGATCTCGATGTGGTCCGTGCCGTAAGCGCAGAGGGTGACACCGGTCTGCGTGGCGGTCTCGGCCATGCGGTCGAGGGCGTCAGCAAGGCGCCGCAGGGCTGCGGCATCCATCAGGCTGGCCATGGTCACCACCTCCGTGAGGCTCGCTGCTACGGGTGACATTCCTCGCGGTAGCCGGGACGGTCCGCGTAGGGCAGGGCGAGCAGGCACAGCGTCGGGCAGGGGAAGACCTGTTCGACCTGCCCGTTATCGCAGGTGGTGCAGACCCAGCCGTTGAGTGCGTGTTCGGCGAGGATGCGCCGCTTCGCGTCGATCTCGCGCAGCACCCGAGCCGGATCATGCGCAACGATGTGCTCGGCAACGCCAGCCCAGTTTGCGGAGGCGCACTCTTCCGCTCGGTCGCCCTCGGTGGCGACGATGACGCCGGTCTCGCCGATCTGCCGGAAGCTGTCACCCGCTCTGCGCGCGATCCGCTCGTCCTCGTCGAACTGCTCGGCGAGCCACCGCACCAGCTCATCACTCATGCTCGGCATCGTCTCACCACCTCCGTGAGGCTCGCTGCGGCGCCGTCTTCGGCCGGGTCGTCGTGCGGTTGCCCCGCGCGCTGTTGCAGCGGCGGTGTGCTGAGCGGGCGTTGGCGGGGTCGCAGAGGTCGCCGCCGCGGCTGAGCGGGATGAGGTGGTCGAGGGTGAAGGCGAGCGGGTGGCGCCGGCCGTCGACGTTGGCGGGGATGTTGTGGCCGCAGATCCAGCACGGGAGGCCGAGGGCCTTCACGGCAGCCACCAGGCGGCGGTAGGGGCGCCCGTTGCGGATACCGGCCACGGGCGCCCTCCCGTCGTGAGTAGGCGGACCGGTGGGATTTGAACCCACGGAGGGCAAGGGCAGGGCCGCCCCGACTCTCGCCGACGTTGCGGAGGCTCTTCCGCTCGCCGGTGCATTTGGCCGCTCTGCCACGGTCCGCCCGTGCACGACGAAGCCCCGGGGCTCATGGCCGCCGGGGCTTCGCGTGCGTCTGTGGTGTCGGTTGAGGACACAGTGAACGTGGCTTGAGTGTTACAGCAGGTCAGGGCGTTGGTCAAGCTGCTTGACCGTTTGCCTTCTCGGCGAGTTCGTTGAGGTCGACGAGGGCGCGCCCTTGGCGGTCGTGGCCGTGGTGGGTGAGCTTGCCGCGGTGAAGCCAGACGCGGATGGTGCCGGGCTGTATGCCGGTGGCTGCGTGGGCGGCGTAGGCGTCGACGAGGACGGTTTGCTGCATGCCTCCATGATGCCCTCTGGAGGGGCTGTTGGAGGGTGGCCCCGTACCCCCCTCTATCCCCACTACTTTGCAGGTCGGGGGCCTCTACTGGGGGGTCTATGGCCGTAGAGGCCCCCCTCTAGATCCACTCGCCGGGTAGGGGTGGCCAAGAGGGGGTCTCGTAGCGGGGGTTGTAGTGCCCTCCCCCCTCTACCGGGCGTTGAGGAGCTCGGCGGGCATGGCGGCTTCGAGGTCCTCGCGGCGGTATCCGGCGAGGTTCTTGCCGCCGATGTTGACCTGCTTGGTGGTGCGCTTCACGCCGGCGTCGTCCAGCTCCTTGGCGAGGCGTTCGGCGTCCCAGTCGCCATAGTCCTCGTCGAGGTTCTCCAGACGGGCGAGCAGGTCGACGGTGTGCATCTTCACGCTGTGCCGCATGACGGCGAGGCAGTCGGACAAGACGGGGCTGACGGTGACGCCGGATGCCTCGGCGATCGCGCTGGGGTCGTTGGCGGCCTCGCCGGTGAGCTGTCCGGCCTGCTCGCGCAGGGTGCGGCCCTTGGAGCACATGGAGTTGAAGGCGGCGGTCTCCAGCTTGTCGGCCTTGACGGTGACGAAGGAGGCGGGGCCGGTGACGAGGACACCGACGCCGAGGTGGTCTTCGGACAGGACGGACGCGTCGGCGCCCTGGGCGGCCTTGCCCTTGCCGAGGACCATGTCGGAACTGGTCTGGTCGGTGACCTGGGTGGAGTAGCGGATGGTGATGATCTCGCGGAGCTTGGTGGGCACGGACTTGGCGTCGGGGCGCTGCGAGGCGTAGTTGGAGACGAAACCGGCGGCGGGGCCGCGCCGGGCGATGCGCGCCATGTCGTTGATGATCTCTTCGCGCTCCTGGTCGTCGACGGCGAGGAACGCTTCCTGCAGCTCGTCGACGGTGAACAGGATGAACGGCATGTTGTAGCGCTTGACGATCTCGGGGGTGAGCTTGCCCTCGGGGCAGATCGAGGTGGGCAGGCCGCGCAGGACGGCGAAGCGGCGTTCCATCTCGGCCAGGAGTTCCTTGAGCATGGTCTTGAAGGCTTCGATGGCGTCTTCTTCGGCGCCGAGGACGAGCCGGTGGGCGACCTGCCGCATCTGGATCCAGTCCTGGCCGCCCTTGAAGTCGGCGACGTAGTGCCGCACGTAGGCGTCCAGGAGGCCGGCGGCGGTGAGCAGGCGCTGGCTGAACGTCTTGCCGCGCCGGGGCAGGCCGCCGAAGAACATGGACTGCCACACGATGGGGATGGCGACGCGGTTGCCGCGGGCGTCCTGGCCGAAGGGCACGGGGTCCCAGATGGAGAAGGTGTCCAGGGCTTCCAGTGGCGAGGTGGTGGGCGGGGCGAGGTAGGGGTCATCGTCGGCGACCCACATGGAGACGCGGCCCGCGTTGCCGCCGTGGGCTGCGCGGACGCGGCTCATGATGACCTGGATCTCGTCGACGCCGAGCTCGGCCGCGATGGCGGTGCGCTTGGCGAGGACGTCAGCTGCGGTCTTGCCGCCGCCCCGGGGCAGGTCGAACACGACGGCCCACCCGTTGCCGTCACGGAGCGGGCCCATGACGCAGTTGACCTTGGGTCCTTCGTCGTCGCCCTTGCCCTGCTTGAGCAGGCTGGTGG